TCGCACATGCTCGCGGGCTTCTCGGAGAGCGCGGTCTTCGCCGCCCGTGCGGGAGCCTCCCAAATGGGCTTCCTGCAGCAGACGGCCGGCGAAGGCGGACCGCTTCGACCCGAGGAGCTGGGCGTGAAGCCCGACGCTGACGGCGAACTGAGCAAGGAGCTGCGCCCCGGTGCCGTCGATCTGCTGCCGCCCGGCGTCACGTTCGTGGGCTTCGATCCGAAGTATCCGAGCGATGCCTTCGGTCCGTTCACCAATGCAGTGAAGCAGGACATTGCGGCCGGCCTCAACGTGGCCCACCACAACCTCAGTGGCGACATGACCGGCGTGAACTACAGCTCGGCGCGAATCGCTGAGCTCGCTGAGCGCGACGGCTGGCGCGGCGTGGCGCACTGGTTCATTGGGGCCTGGGTGGTACCGGTCTTCCGCGAGTGGCTGCAACTGAGTCTCTTGGCCAGTGCGATCCGGCTACCTAGCGGCGCGGCGCTTCCCGCCAGCAAGCTGGACAAGTACCTGGCCGGAGTGCAATTCCACGGCCGCGGCTGGGACTGGGTGGACCCGCTCAAGGAGGTCAATGCGGCGCGCATTGCCCGCGAGGAGGGCTTCACCACGCGCACGCAGGTCGTGGCCGCGAAGGGCGGCGACTTTGAGGACAACGTGGCCGAGCTGGCGCAGGAGAGCGAGATCCTGGCCGCGCACGGCGTGACCCTGGGTGCGGCTCAGGCCGGGCCGCCGCCACAGAAGGCGGCCCCCGTCGCCGCCAACCCTGAAGAAGAAAAGGAACTCGAAGAATGAATACGTTCCAGCGCGCGGCCCTTGTCGCCGCTGCCCTGGCGATGGCGGGGCCGGCTGTGGCCGAGCGAGCCATGGCAGCTCCGGTCGGCGAAACGCCGCAGCAGCTTGCCGTTCGGCTGCACGCGTCCGACGTGCTGCGCCTGTACGCCAAGGTCGACAAGGAAAGCATCAACGAGGAGGCGCGCACCGTCGAGATCGCGTGGGCCAGCGAGGCGCCTGTGCCCCGCTGGTTCGGCTTCGAGGTGCTGGACTGCACGACCGACAGCATTCGCCTAGCGCGGCTGATGGATGGCGCGCCGCTGCTGTTCAACCATGACCGCGACGGCCTCATCGGCGTGGTCGAGAGCGTCAGCATCGGCTCGGATCGCGTCTGCCGCGCAGTCGTGCGCTTCGACACCTCCGAAGAGGCTGAGAAGCGCTGGCGCCAGGTGCTCAACGGCGTCCTGCGTCACGTCTCGGTCGGCTATGCCGTGTCCGCGATGGTGCTGGAGTCCGACGAGGACGGAATCCGCACCTACCGAATCACCGACTGGGAGCCCTATGAGCTTTCCATGGTGACCATTCCCGCCGACCACTCGGTGGGCGTCGGCCGAAGCGCCGATCTCTTCTCTGTTTCGGCTGCGGCCTCGGTGGCCGCAGATCCTGCAACCGTCCCCACAACCGATCCCACAACCATTCCCGCAACGCCGAAGGAAAACCGTTCCATGCCGCAAACGATTGAAACCCCGACCCAGCCACCGGAGAACGCCGACGTGGTCCGCCGCGACGCCCTGCTGGGCCTGGGTCAGCGTTATGCCGATTACATCAGCATCGCCGATGTGCAAACCGCCTGCCGCGATGGCCACACGCCCGAGCAGCTGCAGGAGCTGGTCATCCAGCGCATGACCAGCAAGCACAGTGACACGCGCAATGCGCATATCGGCATGAGCGATAAAGACGTCGGCCGCTACAGCGTGGCTCGCGCCGTGGCCGCCATGGTGACGGGCGACTGGAAGGCGGCCGGCCTGGAGCGCGAAGCCAGTGAAGCCGCCGCCAAGATGTTCGGTGGCACCTCGCGCGGCCTGCTGCTGCCGATGGACGTGATGAGCCGCTCGTTCAACGTGGGCACCGCGGCGGAAGCCGGTAATCTGGTGCCCACGACGCTGCGTGACGACATGTTCGCCGACGTGCTGCGAAGCCGTCTGGCCATGGGTCGGCTAGGTGCCACGATGCTGTTCGGGCTGACCGGCAACGTGGATCTGCCGCGCAAGACTTCGGGAAGTGCGCTGAGCTGGCTGACGGAAGTCGCCGGCGCCGCCACCACGCAGGTCAACACCGGGAAGGTCAGCCTGACGCCCAAGCGCATCGGCGGTGTCATCGAGTTCAGCAAGCAGGCCGTCATCCAATCGGCGATGGCGGTGGAGCCGCTGCTGCGTCAGGATGTGATGTCCGAGTATCAGGTGCAGTTCGAGACCGCGGCCATCAACGGCTCGGGCGCTGCCGGTCAGCCGCGTGGCCTGCGCAACACCAGTGGCGTGGGCTCGGTGGTGGGCGGTGCCAACGGTGCCTCGCCGACCTGGGCGCATGCCGTGGCGCTGGAGAGCGCCTGCGCCAACGTCAATGCCGAACCCGATGCGCGCAGCGGCTACCTCATCAACACGCGCTTGCGCGGCACGTTCAAGACCACGCAGAAGGCGGCGAACCTGCCTTTCATCTGGGAGAACGGCGCAACGCCGCTGAACGGCTACCGCGCCGAGGTGACCAACATCGTGCCCAACAGCCTGTCCAAGGGCACGAGCGCGGGCGTCTGCAGCTCGCTGATCTTCGGCAGCAACTGGGAGATGTTCGTGATGGCCCAGTTCGGCGCCATCGAGCTGCTGCTGGACGAGGTGAGTCTGGCCGCCAACGGCCTCAACCGGCTGCTGCTCAATGCCTTCGTGGACACGGGCGCTCGCCGTGCGGCCGACTTCTCGGTGATGGACGACGCTCTGGCTGGCTGATCGTTCGCGCGCATCTCCTGAACTGGCCGGCGCGTGTGACGCGCTGGTCGGCCAACCCCACCCTGTTCCCTGCCCGCCGGGCTTCGCCCGAGCGGGCTTTTCCGTTTGGAGAAACCAATGTTCCAACAGACCGCCAAGCCCGTTGACCTGATCGTCATCGAGCCCACCCGCATCGACGCCCAGCCCATCGAGGCCGGTACGGTGCTCAAGCAAGTCCCGCCCGATCTGGCCATGGAGCTGGCCGCGGCTGGCAAGGTGCGAGTCGCCACCGAGGAGCTGATCGCCGAGTATCAGGACCGGGCCAAGGCCGCCAAGAAGCTGGCCAGCGCCGAGGCCGGCAAGGCGGCCGACGCCCAGGCCGCCGCCGACGAGCGCATCGCCACCACCGTGGCGGCTGCAGTCGCCGCGGCGCTGCAGGCTGCCGGCGTGGTGCCAGCCAACCCGGCCAATCTGACCAATCCGGCCAAGAGCTAAGACATGGCGGCCGGTGAGACCGATGCGGATCTGCGGGAGCTGATGAAGTTGGAGGGGACGCCGGCTGAGCTGGCCGGCACCTCCGTCCTCGGGATATTCGAGGAGCCCCTGACGGTCGATCCGCTTGGCGGTCTCGGTGTTGCCGCGGGTCGGCCCCAGTACCGCATGCCCAGCTCCGATGTCCCGGCGAACGTGACGGATGCGCCGCTGCAGCTCCTGTATCGCGGAGTCCTGCGGCGCTTTGCTGTGCGAGAGCACGAGCCCGACGGCACCGGCCTGACGGTGCTGAAGCTCAGCGAGGCCGCATGAGCGCTTCCGGCTTCAGTGACGTGACGCTCGCCGCGAAGCGAGCGCTTCAGGCCGAGCCGGCCGTGGCGAATGGAAACGTCCGTCGCGGCCAGCCCCGGCCTCTTCAGGCCGGGCAAGCTGTCGCCGCCCTGGTGTTGCCAGCGGTCGCCCAGGGCGACGACGAGCACACGAATGGGCCGCGGGACTGGCGCACCACGGTTGTCGTGGAGCTGCAGGCCCGCGCCCATGCCGGCCAGGAACCCGAGGACGCGCTGGACGTGCTGCTCTGCGATGCCTATGCCCGGCTCACGCGCCTGGCCGACTTCTGCCCGGCAGTTGTGGAGGCCATGGGCACGCCGCGCGTCGAGTGGGACATCGCTGAAGCGGACACCGCCATCGCGACCGTGCGGCTCGCCTTCACCGTGCTGCATCGCACGCAGCCGGGCTCGCTGATCTCCGACACCTGACCCAACCCTTCACCGAAACGACGATGAACACGAAGACCCGTATCGAGCCCACCGAGGGCAACCCTGAACCGCTGCCGCCCGTCGGCGGCCAGTGGACCCGTGATGACGACGGCGGTCTGCGGCCGTCCGACCGTGCAACCGCGGCGGCGGCCGGGCTGTCCTGGCCCGAGGAAGTCGCCGCGCTCGACGGTGCCGAGGTCGCGGACGCCGCGGCGAAGAAGCGCGTGCGCTGACCCAACGAAGGAGCAACAGAATGCCCCGCTATACGCGAAAGTCCGCCATCCTGGCGGCGAAGGAGGCCACCGCAGGCGTCGATGCCGCCCCGACGGGCGCGGCCAATGCGCTGCTGGTCTCCAACCAGAGCATCAACCCGCTCAACGCGACGAACGTGGACCGCGACAACGTGCGGGCCTACTTCGGCGGCAGCGAGCAGCTGGTGGGGACCGCCTACAAGGAGGTGTCCTTTGACATCGAATTGGCCGGCAGCGGCACCGCGGGCACCGCGCCGCCGTGGGGCGCGTTGCTGTGTGCGTGCGGCTTCGCGGAGACCACCGCTGCGACGCCGGCTCGCATCGAATACACGCCCATCACGGACAACGTGCCGAGCGTGACCATCTACTACTACATGGACGGCGTGCTGCACAAGCTGCTCGGCGCTCGTGGCAACTGCGAGATCAGCGCCGGCATCGGCGAGATCCCGAAGCTGAAGTTCACGTTCCAAGGCATTGACGGCGGCGACACGGTCGCGGCCACGCCCGCCACCACGCTCTCCGCCTTCAAGACGCCAGTCGTCATCAACGATGCGAACAGCGGCGATGTGACGCTGGGCGGCGCGCTGGCGGCCGGCGCCGTGACTGGTGGCCAGGGCTATCCGGGCAAGGGCCTCTCGCTCAGCCTGGGCAACGAAGTGCAGTTCGTGCCGCTGACCAGCTCGGAGGGCATTGACCTGACGGGCCGCGCCGTCAGCGGCAAGGTCTCGCTGGACCTGACGCCTGCGCAGTACGTCGCGGCCATGGCGGACGTGAAAGCCAACGTCGTGACCACGCTGTCCTATCAGTTCGGCACGCAGGCCGGCAACATCGTTCTGCTGTTCGGGCCCGCGGTTCAGCGGCTGAGCCCGAGCTACGAGGACTACAACGGTCGAGCGATGGCCAGCTATGACCTTCGCTTCGTGCCGAAGAGTGGCAACGACGAGTTGCGTCTGGTCCTGCTGTAACCCACACCGCTGCCTTTGGGCGGCTACCCCAAACACATCGAGCGCGAAGGCGCCCAGCTGCGCGGCCCCGGCGATCAGTCCGGGGCCGCTGTCGTTTCAGATCCTCAGGAGCATCCATGTCCTACAAGTTCGCCGTCGCCCCCATCGTCAACGTTCCGGTTCGCCTCGTCGTCAATGACGGTGACAAGGCGGCCACATTCAAGTTCTCGCTGCAGTGCGACCGGCTCAACCAGGCCGAGGTTTCGGAGCGCGTCAAGGACGACAGCCAGACCGTCAAGGACTTCATGACGGACGTGACCAAGGGATGGTCCGGTCAGACGCTGGTGCTGGAAGAAAGCACCGGCAAGCCGGCCGAGTTCTGTGCTGACGCGCTGGCGGCGCTCTTCAACTTCCCCGGCGCCGCGTTCGCGGCGTACCAGTCCTACCTGAAGGAGTTCGGGGCGAAGGAAAAAAACTGACCGAGACCGGCCGGCTGCTGGCTCGCGGTGAGCTGCAGCTGGGCGGAGAGGTGGAGGAGCAGAAAGGCGCGGTCGCGGATGCGCTCGCAGCCTTCGGACTCGTGCTGGAGGAGGACGACGCCGCGGCGCGGGAGCGCGAGTGGCACCTATGGCCCGATTGCCTCGATGCCTTCGAGCTGTTCCTGGCCCTGCAGACCCAATGGGTAGTCGGCATGGCCGGCCCAGTTGGCTTGTCGTATCCGAGCGTTGAGGCGCTGCTGCGGGTTCGCGGGATCAAGGCGCGGGAGCGCACTGAGCGATTCGCCGAGATCCAGTGCCTTGAGCGCGGCTGGCTTCAGGGCTGGCGTCAGAAGCGGGAAGCCGCGAATACCTAGGAGGGCAAACGGTGTCCGAGATCAAGTACCGATTGGCCGTTGACCCGTCGGGCCTGCAGGCGCAGCTCACGGGCGTTGAACGCATGTTCGGCTCCCACTCGGCGAGCGTGTCGCGTGAGCTGGATGCGCTGCGTCTGGCTAGCACGCGATTCGGAGCGACGCACGTTGGCGAGGCGGCGCGAGCCATCGAGGCGACGGACCGCCTCGCGTCCGCGGTGGGCAAGGTGGGCACCGTCACGGGAGCCGTGCTGGGCGGTGTGGGGCTCGGTCAGGTCACATCGGTGCTCTCCGGCATGGCGGACGAGCTGGCTGGCATGGAGGGCCGGCTGAAGCTGGTCACAAGCAGTTCGCGCGAGTACGCGCAGGCGCAGAAGGACATCGCGCAGATTGCTGACGACCAGCGAGCGGGACTGGCCGAGGTCGGCGGCCTGTACACGAAGACAGCCAGCGTCGCGTCTGATCTGGGCGCGAGCCAGAAGGATGTCGCGAAGTTCACTGAGGCGGTGGCTGCTTCGCTCTTGCTGCAGGGCACCAGCGCGAAGGAGTCCGCCGGTGCGCTTTTGCAGCTCGGCCAAGCCATTGGCGGCACGAACCTGCAGGCCGAGGAATTCAATAGCATCCTGGACGGTGCGCGACCGCTTCTGGCGGCTGCGGCGAAGCATATCGACGGAGCCGGTGGCAGCGTGTCCAAGCTCAAGGAGTTGGTGTCCGAGGGCAAGGTGTCGAGCAAGGAATTCTTTGCAGCGGTCGTGCAGGCGAGCGAGGAATTGACCCAGTCCACCTCCAAGCTGCCGCTGACGATCGGGCAGGCGACCACGTTGCTGCGCAACGACGCGCTGCGCATCGTCGGTGACTTCGACAAGGTGACGGGTGCGAGTCGATTGGTAGCCGACGCCATCGGCGCCCTGGGCGCGAATCTCGACGTGCTTGTGGTCGCGGGCGGCGCCGTCGCGGGCGTGATGGCGGGCAAGATGCTGCAGTCGCTGGGCAGCTCTATGGTCGCCAAGATCGCGGATCGTGCAGTCACCATCGAGTTGGCCCGGGCGACGGTACTTCAGACCGAGGCGGCTGTGGCTCAAGCGATGGCCCAGCTCGGCGCCGCTCAAGCCATGAATCTCGGAGTCGGAAGCGCTACAGCGCTCGCTGCTGCCGAGGTGCGGCTGATGCAGGCGCAGACGGCTCGTGCGGCCGCGCAGGCCGGGCTGAATGCCGTCACGTCCGCGGGCGGCATGGCGGCATCGCTTGCGACTGGCGCGCTTGGCCTGCTGGGCGGGCCGCTGGGAATCATCCTCACACTGCTCGGCGCGGGCGCTGCGGCATGGGCGATGTGGGGCAATTCGAGCAAGCAGGCAGCGGACGCAGCCGACACGCTTGGCGGGAAACTGGAGGAATCCGTGAAGCGCCTGGAGCGCGAAGTGGACCTGCTGCGCGAGCGGAACTCACTGAGCAACTCCGGCCAGAGGGCGCTCGCTGGCGGCTCGGACGAGGACGTGCGCTCGATTGCGGCGGCGCGATCGCGTTTGGTTGAGATCGAGGACGAGCTGGCGAAGCGGCGCGGCTGGAACGCGTCCACGCTCGATCTCGAAAACGAGAAGTACGCGCTCAACCTGCACCTCGGGCAGATGAAAGCCTTGGCGGAGGAGAAGGCGCGGCAGCAGGCCATGGCTCAGGAGCGTGAGCAGGGAGACAAGCGGACGAAGTGGCTGGCGCAGCTCGGCGACAAGGCCGTGCAACTTCAACAAGAGCTGAAGAAGGCACGGGCTGACTTCAATGGAGTGGTCCCGCCCGAAGTGGAGACGGCCATTCGCAAGAAGTTCGCGGAACCGGTCAACAAGGCCGCTGCGGACATGGTGAAGGCGGGGACGAAGCTCTATGGCGATCTCACCGCTCAGGGCAGCGGGCTCGCGGCGGACTTCGCCGAGAAGTGGGACAGCCTGAGTGCGGCGTATCGCGCCAGTCGCATCAGTGCCCTGCAGCTGGAGCAGGCGCAGCGCCTGCTGCTGGAGCAGCAGCCCGCCATCAAGGCGAGCATGGAGGCGGAGCAGAAGGCCGCGCAGGCTGCGCGTGAGGAGGTCGAGAAAACCTACGTGGCGATGGTCAAGGCCGCCGAGCAGGATGCGAAGCAGGCGGCCGAGCGTCTCGTGGCCTTGCAACTGGAGGAGGCAGGGGTGGCGCTTGCGGCGCGCGCCAACATCACGCTGGCCGAAGCGGTCGAGCAAGTGCAGATCGCGCGTTTGCAAGAGGCGGCGATGGTCGCGCGCAGCAGCGGCGAGCAGGAGCGGCTCGATGCGATCAACGCGGAGATTGCAGCCCGCCAGAAGCTGGCCAAGCTCGCAGGAGCGAAAGAGCTGCGAGAGCAAGGGAAGGAGGCCGCTGAGTCGCTGAAGCAGTATCTCGGCAAGGACATCGGCGTGGATCTGGCCGCGGGCTTCGACAAGGCGAGCCAAAGCCTGGGGCAGTTCGTCGCGGGCGTGCGCGGGCTGGTGGACGTGCAGCAGGCGCAGGCGCAGGCGCAGGCGATGCGCGACAACCTGAAGGCCAACGGAAGGGACTGGGCCAAGTTCGCCAAGGTTCAGCAGCAGATCACCGACAAGGGCACTACCCAGCAGCTCAATGCCTACGGGAACATCGCCGGCGCAGCGAAGGGCTTCTTCAAGGAGGGGACGAAGGGGTACTCCGCGCTACAGAAAGCGGAGCAAGTGTTCCGTGCCTTCGAGCTGGCGATGTCGGTGAAGTCCATGGCGCAGCGGCTGCTGGAGGTGACCACCGTGACCGCTGCCAAGGTCACGGGCGATCAGCTCGCCGCGCAGTCGAGCGTTGCGTCGGCCGCGCAGCAGGTGGCAGCGAATACCGCCGCAGGTCAGGCAGCGGCCGTCGCAGGCGTCGCCAATCAGGCGATGGGAGATCCGTATTCGGCCATTCCGCGCATGGCGGCCATGGCCGCCATCATGGCTGCGCTTGGGTTCCTCGTCGGTGGCATCGGCGGGGGATCGAAGGCGGACCCAGGCAACACCGGGACCGGCACGGTGCTGGGGGACAGTTCAGCCAAGAGCGCGAGCATCACGAACGCCATCGAGCATTTGGCCAAGAACAGCGACGTGTCGCTGCGCTACAGCCAGGGCATGCTCTCCGCACTCAACACGATTGCAAGCGGCATCAGCGGCCTGTCCGGGCTGATCGTGCGCGATGGAAATCTGACCACGGGCGCAAACTTTGGCGTGCAGGAAGGGACGAAGCTACCCGGTTCCATTTCAAACCCGGCGCTCGCGGGAGTCCTGGGTGGCGCAATCGGAGTGGCCGTTAGCTTGGCAAGCAAGCTGCCGGTCGTCGGCAAAGTGTTGGGTTCACTGTTCGGGTCGAAAACCACGGTGAATGGCACGGGTCTCTACATGGGCAATCAGACCTTTGGGAGCATCGTGACCGATGGCGCGAATCTACAGAACTACATCGACGTCAAGAAGAAGCGCAAGGCTTTGGGCTTCACCTACAGCAGTAGTTCGAGCACGCGGTTCTCAGCGGCAGATCCGCTGTTGCAGCAGCAGTTCGGCCTGATGTTCCAGCAGTTCTATAACGGCATCGAGCTGGCTGCTCAGCCCTTGGGTGCCAACCTCGATGAGGTGCGCAAGCGCCTGTCGTCGTTCGTGGTCAGCATCGGCAAGATTGACCTGAAGGGGCTGACCGGACAGCAGATCCAGGAGAAGCTCACGGCCGTCTTCGGCGCCGCTGCCGACAACATCGCAGGCGCTGCTCTACCCGGCCTCCGAGACTTCCAGAAGGTCGGGGAGGGTTACTTCGAGACCGTTGTTCGGGTCGCCTCCGGCGTTGAGTCGGCGCGGTCTGTTCTGGACCGATTGGGCGTGTCCGCCGTCGCATACACGAACGTCGTGAACAAGCAGGGCGATGTTGGCACCGAGGTTATCAGGGAGAGCCTGCTGGCCTGGGAGCATGCGCGCTACGGGCTGACCACAGGCGTCGGGGACATCGTGGAGGCGTTCAGCGGCTCGGCGGACGAACTGGCGACTCTGTGGGGGAGCCTGGCCGGAATGCGGGATGGGCTGCGTGCCGTTGGTGTCGATGTGCGGTCCCTGGGCGCGGAGATGATCCGCGGCGCTGGGGGCGTTGACGCCCTCAGCGACGGTCTTCAGGTCTACTTCGACAAGTTCCTGACGGAAGGCGAGCGCACATCGGAGATGTCGCGGCGGCTGTCAGAGAAGTTCTCTGCACTGGGCCTGTCGATGCCATCGTCCATCGACGGCTTTCGGCGGCTCGTGCAGGGGATCGACACCAGCACCGCCGCGGGCCAGGAGTTGTTCGGCCGCGTCATCACGCTGTCCGGCAGCTTCGCCGCGCTGCAGGAGGTGCTGGCCGGCGCGGCCGAGTCGTCCAGCCAGCTCGTCGCTGATCGCCTGCAGCTCGAGAACGAGCTGCTGCAGCTGCAGGGGAATACCGCTGAGCTGAGGCGCCGTGAATTGACAGGCATGGATGCGAGCCTGCGCCCCTTGCAGGAGCGCATCTGGGCCTTGCAGGACGAGCAGGCGGCGGCCCAGGCCGCAGCTCAGTCGCAGCAGCAGCTGGCCAGCCAGCGCGAGAGCCTGGAGGGACAACTGCTGCAGCTTCAGGGCAATACCGCCGAGCTGCGCCGCCGCGAGCTGGAAAAGCTCGATGCGAGCCTGCGTCCCCTGCAGGAGCGCATCTACGCCCTGCAGGATGAGCAGGCGGCTGCCCAGGCTGCGGCACAGGCTCAGCAGCAGCTGGCCAGCCAGCGCGAAGGCTTGCAGTCGCAGCTGCTCCAACTGACGGGGACCACTGCGGAGATCCGAGCGGCCGAGCTAGCGAAGATGGACGCCAGCCTGCGGCCTCTGCAGGAACGCATCTGGGCCATTCAGGACGAGAAGGTGGCAGCGGAGGCCGCGGCGGAGGCTGTGACGCGCGCGAGCGAGGCATGGGAGCGATTGGGCGACGGGATTGAAGAAGAGATCAACCGCATCCGCGGACTGCTCTCGGATAGCCCGGACTCCAGCCTGAGCACCTTGCAGGCGCAGTTCGCAATCGACACTGCGGCAGCTCGTGCCGGCGATCAGGAGGCGGCGGCCCGGCTGCCGCAGCTGAGCGGTTCGCTGCTGGAGGCCGCGGCGGCAAATGCGAGCAGCTCTGTCGAGCTGCGTCGCCTGCAGGCGGCCACGATGGCCAGCCTGGAGGCGACGCTGACGGAAGTCCGTGCTCGGCAGAAGCAGCAGGGAGTGGTCTCCGCCGCCGTCATGGCTGGCGGCGCGGCGGGCTATGACGCGTCCCTGATCGCAGGCGGTGCTTCGGCCGCAGCCTCGCCGAATGACGAGCTGCTGCAGGAGGTTCGCAAGCTGCGGTCCGAGGTGGAGCAGTTCAGAGCCGAGCAGGAAGCCTCGCAGTTCGCCATCGCCTCCAGCACGCAGCGTGCGGCCAAGGTGCTTGAGCGCGTGTCCCCCGCGGGGGATGCGCTGGTCACGCGGGAAGCGGCGGCCTGACGTACAACCGCCCGGCTTCGGCCGGGCTTCTTCTTCGAGCCATGAAAGTGATCCGACCTATGAAGGTGACGGATGCGGCGCTGCTTCGCAGCAACGTGCCCGAGACCGATCATCCCGCCTGGGCGGCAGCCACCACCTACAAGAAGGGTGACCGAGTGGTGGTGGCTGCAACCCATCGGCGATACGAAAGCCTCACCGATGGGAACACTGGCAAGGCGCCGGCCGCGAGCCCGACTGCGTGGGTAGACGTTGGCGCCACGAATCGCTGGGCCGCGTTTGACGCGGCAGTGGGGACCACGACCTCGATGCCTGCGCTGATCGACATCACGATTCAGGGCGAAGGTCGCGTGAACGCCGTTGCCGTGATGGACATGGAGGCGACCAAGGTTCGCGTCCGTGTGACCGACAAGGTTGATGGGCTGGTGTACGACCGCACCGTCGATCTGGTCAGTGCGAGCGGCATCAGCGACTGGTATGCGTACTACTTCGAGCCGATCCTGCGGCGTCGCGATCTGGTGTTGTTTGACTTGCCGCCCTACAACGACGCGCAGGTGCAAATCGAGATCATGAACAGTGAGGGCGATGCCAGCGTGGGCGTGGTCGCTCTGGGTCAGCAACACGAGCTGGGCGATACCAAGTTCGGTCTCAGCCTCGGGATCACCGACTACAGCGTGAAGGAGCGCGACAGCTTCGGCGAGTGGCGCGTGGTGCAGCGCCCCTACAGCAAGAAGCTGCGCGCGCCGATCCGCATTCGGGCTGGTGACGTTGATCGTGTCTTCCGTCTGCTCGCGCAATACCGTGCCGTCCCGCTCGTTTGGGTGGCGACGGCGCTCTACGACGCCTCCATCGTCTACGGCTACTACAAGGACGTGGACATCGTGATCTCCGGGCCGAAATGGTCCGACTGCTCCCTTGAAATCGAGGGGCTCATCTAATGCCGATCTACGACATTACTTCCCTGCCGCCTGCTCCGAATCGGCAGCAGTCGCCCGAGGCGTTCGTGCTCGCGGCGGACAAGCATGTTGCGTCGCTGACCGTGATGGTCAAAGAGCTCAACACCGCCTTCGACCAGGTGGATGCCAGCGTTGCTCGGGCTGACGCCGATGCGGTTGCAACGGCAACTGATCGCGCGGCAACGCGTGCTGATCGGGCTGCGGCCCAAACGAGCGCGGAACTGGCTGCCGCCTACGCTGGCGCTGCGGCGTGGAGCGCTCCGGCGGTCTATCCGGCCGACGCCG